AGCTGCTCCTGCGGAATAATGCTCTGCTGGTCGACATTGATCGGCTTGTCGTTAAGTCCCTCCGGGAGGCCGAACATGGGCGAGCCACCCTCGGCATAGCCTCCGCGCGCAAAGCCAGCGCCGTAATCCGCCGAGGTTAGACCTGGCAATGGACTGCTGCCGCTGCCGCCGTAGGCGTCGCCCTTCAAGGCGCTGCCGCCGCCATAGGATGGGCTGCCGCCGAATGCACCCGCGCCCCCGGCCGCGCCGAGGCCTGCGGTTCCGAGCCCGAGCAGTTGCGAGAACATCGATGGCGATGGGCTGGTCGTCGTGCCCTGCCCCGTCGTCGTTCCGCCAAGCGCGGGCGCCAGCGATCCCGTAATCCCGGCGAGAAATTGCGCTTGCTGATAGGGGAAAGCGGCCTGCGCGAGCTGCTGCTGATACGGCGAATTGAGCTGCGCCTGCGAAAGCTGTTGTTGCAAGCCGCCGGTCCCCAATTGCGCCTGTGCGCCCTGCAATGCGGCATTCTGCGCCTGGCTGCCGAGCGCAGCGGTCCCGTATCCCGCGCCCTGCGCTTGTTGAACGGCGCTATTCCAGAGGTTGGAATAGGTCTGGCCCGCCGCGAGTCCCTGCTGGTTGGCAAGGTTGCCCTGGCCAACCGCGATCCGATCGGCGCCGACGCCGCCCGCACTCTGCGCAAGGCTGGCATTGTTCTGCTGCTGCTGCTGGCCGAAGACGTTCTGCATCTGCGCAGTGACGGCATCGACCGCCGGATTGAAGAAACTCTGCGCGCCCTGCGGCGAAAAGAGCTGCTGCGCCTGATTGATGTAGGGCTGCGCCATGCCCTGCGCGTTGTTGACGTTCTGGAACGCGGTCTGTTGATCCTGGCTAAAGCCTGCGACCGGCGCCTGCGGAATGTTGAACGGAAGCTGCGCGGCGTTCTGCGCCTGCGTCAGCGCGCCCTGAATCTGAGACCCGCCAGCCGGGGTATAGGTCTGGTTCTGGTTGGTAGTGGTTGTATTGCTGCCCTTGCCCATCAGGCGAACGACGCGCTCGATGCGCTAGTCGCTCCCTTGCCGCCGTACATGAAGAAGGCGCCGACCGGCTCCAGCATCCGGCGATAGAGCCGCACCTTGGCCTCGGTGCGATGGCTAGAAATAATCCCGGTCATCAATTGCAGGCCGGTTTTATCGGTCTGCATCTTCATCCAATCGACGCATGCGCGCGCGTGGCCGGAGATGCGGCATTCCGGATCGACGTAAACAACAAATTCTTCGAGATGATGCTCGGTCGTGTACCAATACGTACCGATGGCGATGATAACGAGCGCTTCGAGCGAGCCGACATCCCCAATCACACCGATTGTCGGTCGAGGTCCCGTGTCGCTATCGGAGATCAACTCGGGATGTAGCGCGCGCTGAATCCACCAATCACACTTCTCCGGCGCGAGCGCGAACTTGCCATTCTCGCGATGGCCCAGGAGGAAGAGCCGCCAGATTTCCATGTGATCCGCAGGCTTGGCGATGCGGACAATCGAGGGACACGCCATCGTCAGTCCTTTTTCGGCGGTTTGAGATTTTTGAGGGTCTTGATGTGCTTCTTGCGGGTCGAGACGACCCAATGGTCGAGCGCCTTATGGCCGTGATCGAGATCGCCAAAGCGCTCGACGATCTTGTCTGGCGGGATGACGATCTCGCCGCCCGCGACAATGATCGGCGTCGGCTTCGCGCCATGCTCCTCGCCGCCTTTCGCGAACTTAGGCGGCTTCCCTGGCGACGGCGCTTTCGGCGTCAGATTGAGATGCGCGCCCGGCGCCTTGCCGGCGGCATGCAGTCCGCCGAGCTGCGAGCCGTAAGGGCCCATCTTGAACATCTTGTTGACGATATTCGCCCCGGCCAACGAATTGCCTTGGCCGAGAGCTGCGACATGGTCCGCCGGTAGGACGTAGGCACCCCCATTGACCGAGATCGGTAGCTTGTCGGTCCGTCCCGGAACGTTGGAATGCAGAAAGCCTTCGTGAAAGAGCTGCCGCGAGGCATAGCGCTCGCCCATGGGCGTCGAGCCGCCATTGGCCCGGCCATACTCTCGGGCATTGCGCATCGCAGCCGCGACCGCTTGGTTCTGCGGATGTCCGGCATGGACCATCTCGGAAATGTTCTCCGAGATCGCGGCTCTGCTTCCCGATTTGATCAGCGGCATGAAATGAGCATACGCTCATTTCTTTGCCGGTTCAATTACCCGGCGCGGATCAGCGTCAGGCCGCCGATATAGGCCGGTGGCAATTCCGAGACCAAAGTGCTTCCGGTATTATTCGACGTGAACGTGCCGGACATTGAGGTAACGTTCCCAAATGCCGTGCCGCCGATATGGGCGGCTCCGAGGTTGCCGCCGGAACCGGCATTGGTGTCGACAATGTTGCCCGAGGTGCCCGCAAGATTAACGCCGGGTGTAGTATTGACCGTTCCGGCCGAGGTGATCGTTGGAATCTGAGCGGCGATGAGCGTGATGGCCTGCGACCCTCCCGATGCTCCGACACTGCTGCCGCTAAAGCCGGTCGCCGCACTTGAAATCCGGCCAGTGCCGCCGTCGAGGACGAAACGCGCACGTCCCCGAGAATCCGGCAACGTCGTGCCGCCGATAACAACCGAGAGCGCCGGATAGGTCACCGCGCTGAAAGCGCTGCCATCGCAGTTGAGATACGGGGGCACCGTACAACCGGATACCCACGCCGGAACTGATGATCCGGCATAGTCAAAATATGAGCCAACCCGGCCGAGGTTCTTGAATTTAATGTTCAAACCATCATTGATGGCGTCAATAAACTCTCCCGGAGGAGGACAAATCGCCTGTGCTCCGGCGGCCGTGGTTTGAAGGGTTATCGTGAAGGCGCTTGACCCCGTGCAGCCATTATAAATCTCATAGCTCTTGGTGAATGAAGCGGGAAACGTGATTACGACGTTGCCGGTTAGCGTTGAGCCAAAGACGATCGTCTTGCTCTTGAATTGCGCGGCCGACAGCACAATTGGCGAGTTATTCAGCGGGATTGTCGCAATCGCGCCGGTCACAAGATCGATCACCGTCATATTGGAATTGACCGGAGTATCCCAGACGCCGACATCGTCGCCGCGCGCCGGTTCCTCAAGCTGAATATTTGGCGTAAAGGTCGAAACCATGGGTCACCTATTGCGGGTAGTAAGGGAACTTGACGGTCACGCCAGAGGAGAGGGCGACCAGCAGAAAGCCGGTCGCCTCCGATGAGGTGAATGTGATCGTTCCCAGGGTCGCAGGCGCTGCCGTCGAGGACGTCGTTGCCTGCGGAAACGTATTCCGGATCGTCGTATTCAGCGTCTGCATGGCTTGTACGCCCTGCTGTAACGTCTGAAGAATATCGCCCAGGCCGAATGCCATGGTTACCTCCTGCCCGACTGCGCATAGCGAAACCGGATGCGGCCGATCCGCCAGAACTCGCTCGATGCATTGCTCTGGATCAGTGCCGACATCAGCCGATTGCGGGCGCGAATATTGATGAACTCAGTCGATTGCGTGATGTCAAAGGGCCCATAGACCATGGGCGTATCGCCGGGATAGTTGACACCGAAGAAAGTGATGTTGATCGTCGCATCCGGTGAACCGGAGCGCAGTCCGAAGACGAAATCGGGAATGATCATGTCGATATATGGAATCTCCTGTCCCTCGCCGATCGTCCACCAGCCGGTCTGAAACGATGGCAGCCCGGCGCCCGTAATCGCGGTCCCGTTCTCGTGTTGCACGAGCTGACCCGAAGTATCGACACCGATCGGCATCCCGAGGATCGAGACATCAGTCCATGCAGTTCGCGAAAGCAGGCCGTAATCCCATTCGTATTCTTGGCCCTCGATATGGACCTTGACATAGGAATCGTTTTCGCCGGTCGAATTGGCCGAGGGGTAGAACCACGCAATCTCATTGAAGGCGGAATTGACCGCGACGCGGACCTTGCGCTGGTTCGTCGCCGATAGATTCTGGAAGACCTGATCCCATACCGTGCAGGGCAACGGAACGACGCCCGAGGCGCCGAGCGTGAAGAAGTTATTGTTGCTCATCCAGAATGGCGTTCCCGCGAGGATGCCGCAGGCATGCGATGAAATCCAACCGCAGCCATTGCCGACGCGGGTAAAGTTGAAAATGACCACGCCGCCGACATAGGTCATGGTCCAAACGTCGACATCCGTCGAGATCAGGCCTTGCTGCGGGGCCTGAATCCCGCCGACGATGGTCGATCCGGTCGGCAAATGGAACGAGCCTGCCGAGGTCTGGTTGCTGACGGTCCAGTTGGTATAATCGGCCTGATTTGACCAACGCACGACCAGCGGGTCCTGCACTCCCGTTGATTCCGTCGAGGCCCATGCGACCAAAATCTGCTGCGGCATCGAGATGAAGATGCCGCCATTGAAGAACGGCGCCTGATTAATGACCTGCGCATTCTGGAAACCGAAATCCGGCGCCCATGCATAGATCGGCCCATTGAAGGGACAGGAGAGATAGACCTCGCCCCAATTGTCAGTTGTCCAATCGGTCGCCGTGATCGGCGTACCAGGGACGCCAACTGCCGCCGTTCCCGTCCCGAATCCGCCCGAACCAAAGCCGCCTGCGCCGAAGCCGCTGCCGGCCGGCAGCGGTCCCAAAGTGACGTAGTAGACGATCTGCGCGAGGCTCGCGTTCATGGTCGCCTGCGCGGTCGTTGCGGATTGCGTAACCGCCGTGATCGTGAACTGCGTCGAGTCGATGATGGTCGAAATTTGGTACTTGCCTTGAACGAGGATGCCATTGCTGCTCGTTCCGACCTGCGTCGGCGCGATGAACTGCTGGAACAGGCCCGAGATGATCGGGAATGCATTATTCGACAGGGTGACGGTGATCGTTGCCGAGCCGTTGGTAATATTGAAGATCGGGAGCTTGCCGCTGGAGATGACGGTCGAGGTCGAATTGGACGGCAGCCGGATGGTATAAATCGTCGAGCCCAGAACCGAATTGATCGGGTAAGCGCCATTGAGAAGATAGGCGCCGATCGCCACGGGCGTGTTGAAATAGATGGTATTGAACACGCTGGCGTTGGCGCCCCCGTCGACCACTGTCACCAAATTACTGCCCGACGAGATCGAGAAGTTCGGTGCCGGGTTCGTGATCGTCGTTTGCGGCGTAATATCCGTAAATGATCCGGCGGTCACGACGCCAAGGCTGGCCGTCGCGGCGACGCCGAGATGCTTGACCCCGTTGATGTCCTGCCACGGATGCAGATCGCGCACGGTCGAGGGGATCGTCGTATTGATATAGTTGACCCAGCCGCCGACCGTCTGGATCAGACTCTCCTTGTACCGAATGAGCTGCGACTGCGAGACTCCCGCGCTGTTCGCCGAGAGCGTCAGTTGGGTATCGACACCTGGCTTCAATTGGATCGCGCCCCAGGCCATGTCAGGTCCTCGGCGAGGTCGTCTGCGGCGCCGGCTGCTGGCTGGTCCAGCCCTGGCTTTCGAACTTCATGCGCGCGCTATCTTCGTTCATCGACTTCATCAGATTCTGGTACTGGCCTTCCCAACTCTGCGACATCTGCGGATTGTCGCTCTGCGCGCCGAAGTCGCGCATGAAGCCGGTCGCGAAGATCATGCCGGCCGCGATCATCAGTTCGGGGATATTCTGCGTGAGCCATGTCGATGAGTTGCTTGCGGAAAGCGGGCTCGGCCTAATCGTCGCGATGACCTCGGTCCCGTAAGGCTGGTCCGGCGCAGGTCCCAAGATGATCTCGGTATTGCCTAGGCGCGTAAAATAAGTCGGCTGGCCGCAATTGGATGACGCGGCGGATGGATAAATCGCATCGACCACGGCCTGCGAAGTCGGCATCAGAGGAATGCGGGTCGCGAACGAGGACGTCGCTCCCGCCGAGCTAAGCAGGTTGAGTGTCGTAATAACCAGAAGCTCGCCCTGCGTGGTCGACAGGTTGATCAGCCGGACGCCGGATGAGCAGATGACGCTGGTATCGATGACGCTGACGACCGGCAGATCAAGCTCGCGATAGAGCCGGCCCTCGGCATAGTCGATGATGCCGGGCATGATGCCGGCAAAGTTATTATCGCCATTGACGAGAACGGTCGACGAGATGACGGTCAGCGCCGCGATCTCGGAGACGAAAGAATTATATGTGAGGCTCATCGTCTGTCCTCAGATGTCGTTCGGCGCAGCATCGGAGATCGCGATCGAGAGACCGGCGACGCCGACACTCGAAAAACCATCGCCTTGCAGGACGAACCGATGGAATTGATAGGCGGCGCCGATCGTCGTGTTGACCGTTAAGCTCTCGCCGACCGTCCCTGCCGTCTGCCCGCTCGAAAGCGTGGTCCAGTTGACGCCGTCCGGCGAACCTTGAAAGAGAAAGCCGGTCGCACCCGCGCGCAGGAAGGCCTGATCACTTGGCGCATAAGCCGCAAACCCGGAGACGACATGGGTCTGCAATGCCAAGGTCGACGGCGTTGTAATCGTGACGCCGCTCGGATTGACGTTCCAGTTCTTGCCGATGGTGTTCTGGAACGACGAGATCGAGATCGAAAGCGCCGCGCAGGCCGCCAACCGCTTATTGACGAGCGGCTTGGTATTCGGCGCAAAGAGCGCAGTGACCGATGTCGAGTTGACCGCCGAGGATTGGCCATTCCAGAAGAATGCGGATTGAAGTCCGGCGTTATGAATGAGGTTGCCGATATTGGCGCTCAAGCTTGAGGCCGGCGTAAAGACTTCGGCAACGTTTAGGCCGAGCGCCGAAACCGGGTTGTCTGCCGCCGCGTAATTCTCCGGTCGCGCGTTGGCGACCGGAATCGGGTCCGGCGGCAGGACGATGGTCCGGCCGCTCTCCTGCGGCACGTCAAGGCAATCCGCGCAGACGAGAATGCGCAGGTTGAAGAGGCGCGGGCCCTGAAGCCAGTCATTCTGCCATTGCAGATCGTCGAGATTATAGACAAAGCCGCAGCGGTCGCAGACGCCGAGCGCACGGGGATGGCTTTGGCTTATCTGGGCGCGGCCATGCGGTCTCATCGGCGGTAATACCCCGTCAGACCCGGGGTCACATACATCGCCGTCCATTCGGTATCGTCGGTCGCAGCGATGCTCCAGGCTTCGTCGCGGTCCCCCTTGCGCTGCGCCTCCAGCTCCGGCCGATAGATGCGCGCCAAGCGATGCGCGAGATCGGCAGTCACCGCATCGAAGAAGCGATACGGCAATTCCAAATTCTGGCCGTTGACGATACCGGCGTCCTGCACTTGGCGCGCGCGGTAATAGAAGAAGTCGTAAGGGAATGCGCCGTCCGGGACGAGATAGAACGTGATCGTCGGCGAGATCAGCCGATCGAACCAATATTGCGAGGGAAAGCCTTGTGTTGTCTTGACCGAGATCGCCGCGTACTCATCGCGGCTAATCGGAAACATATAGCGGTCGAGCGCCGGATTGGTCGAATAGCGCACGTAGGCCGAGAGGATCATGCGGGTCTCGGCGGGGATCGCATAGGTCGCCGAGCCCTGGACAAGCGGGATCGATTGCAGATCGATGGTCCAGAGGTTCTGCCCCGGCATCGTATTAAAGCGGACCAGCGCGAGATTCAGCTCCATGACGGCGCGCTGCATCTGCGTCTGCTCGATCTCGGAAGGCCGAATCTGGATGCGATCGAACGCATTGAGGATGAAGTCGCCGCCGGACGGCGAGAAATTGTAATTGCCGGAGGTTGTGACGATCGGGTTGAAGAAGGTGCTCATTGGGTCAACCTCAATGTTCCGGTCGATCCTGGCGCACCGGTAACTTGTCCGGGCGCCGTGGCTGCGAAGCTCGACAGGCCGGCCGCCGCGACGCTCGACGCCCAGCTCGCCGTAAAGAACGAGCCAGCCGCCGACATATTGAGCGCCACGGAAACGGTCGCGAGGCTGTTGCTCGACGGCGGATAGGTGACTGTCAGCGTTGCCGACGTCGGCACGGTCACGGCTTGCGAGGTGTCATAGAACACCGCCGTGAATACGATTTGACGTCCCTGGGGTGCGCTGAACGGCATCAGAGCGCTATAGCACGGCGGCTCAAAGAAGTGAATGATCGCTCATATGATTGAGATCGAGATGCTCACGCTGGCAATCGGTCCGCCGCCGAATGTCGGGCTAACGCCAATCTCCGCTGCCGGGAAGCTGGTATCGATAATGCCGATCTCGGCCGAATTGGGCCGATTGAAGACACTGACGCTCGCCAAAAGCGCATCCTTGGTCTCCGTCGCATGAAGGATGGCGGTGATATTTGGATTTGGCCGGAGCTGGACCGGTGCGCCAGAGAATTGCTGCCATGGCGCGCGCAGGCCGCGCCGGAAGCGGACTGGCTCCGCGAGCGGGACATCCCATGCCATGATGTTGATCGGGATGACCTGCGTATCTTGCGCACTAAACTGGATTTCGCCGGCCTTGAGTCCGCGACGGAAACGCGTGGGCTCGGTCAGCGGAATGAACCAGCCGAAGGGCGTAACCGTCGTCGGGTTCGGCGAATATGCTTCGAATTGCTGCTGGCCCGCATTGAGCCCGCGCCGCGAACGCAGCGCCGGGATCGAAAGCTCTTCAAACCATGAGAAGGAGACGAACGGGAATGGATCGGACAGTGCCGCAAATTGCTGAAGGCCAGCACGCAAACCAGGGCGAAACCGGACCGGCTCGGAGAGGGCAACGAACCATTTGTCAGGCGAAATGACTTCGGCGGTGCCAGTGCCGACTTGGCCGATCGTAAACTGGCCGATGGTGCCAAGGCCGAGCATGTTGGATCAGAGTACCCACTCAATAATGACGGCACCCGCCGTGCCTGGCGATCCAGCCGTTGCTAAAAGGAATGCGCCCGCGCCGCCCGCGCCAAATCCGACCGCAAGCGTCGGGTTTTGAGCGACATTGAGCGATCCAGGAATGGCGCCATAGCCGAGTGGGTTCGATCCGCCCGCGCCGCCAACTCCGAAGCTCGCGGCAGTTGACCAACCCCGGCCGCCGTGCTGGCCCGAGATAGAGAATGTAAACGGTCCGGTTGCCGTGCCGCTCGAACCACCCTCTGCGCCCGTCGTACCCGCAGCCGTATTTCCAGCGCCGCCGCCTGATCCACCCGCTGTAACGCTCACAGGAGCACCGATGATTGTATCACCGCCGCCGCCGCCAGCACCGCCAGCGGCGCTGCCAGCAGCGCCCGCCGCGCCAATCGTTATTGCAATCGCAAGCCCGGCTGGGACGCCGGTAAATGTACCTTCGCAGTAGACGCCAGCCGCACCACCGCCGCCGACCGCGCCCGCGCCATTCGTGCCGCCGCCGCCGCCGCCGCCTCCGACCATGCGAAATTTAAAGACGGTGCTTGTCGTTGTGCCGATCGGCGTCGTAAAGGTTCCGGTTGCCTGGAAGACCTGCAAATGAACCGCAAAGCGGTTGCGCTTGACGGCCCGCGAGCCCGGGGTCCTAAACATCAGAAATCCGCTGCCGTCACCACGACACTCACAAATCCGCCGGTAGTCGGGATGCTGCTCGTGATCGTGATATTAAGCGTCTGCGCGCTTGAGGCGAGAAACAGATACGGATTGCCATCACCATCGATCGCCTGGAATGAGCCCATCAGGGTGCCGGGGGCGAGCGCGCCGTTGATGCCGGCATTGGAGACCAACTGGACGGCATTAAAGACAAAATTGGTCGCCGCCGAATTGATCGCGCCAAGCAGATTGATGGTCGCAGTCGAACTGTTGACCGCCGAGATCGCGGTGATTTTGGAGCCGTTGGCGCCCCCGGTATAAGCGGTGACGAAAGTGCTGGCCGTCGCCGTAGTCGTAAACTGCGTAACTCCAACATTGGGTTTCTGCGGCAGAACCGGAGAGCTTTGAACAGCCATCAGACGCCTCCATAGGCGGCATGCTGCGCCGTGTTAATGGACCAGAGATTCTGAGCGGAGGGATCGCAAAAGACGTTGCAGGTCGAGGAGAGGCCCGAGAGCGCGATGGCCGCGCCGGCATTGGTCGAGGAGTAAATATTCTGCCGGGTAAGAATGCCGCCGCTGATCGGACCCGATCCCTTTTCGCTATTGGCGCCGTCATTGATGGAATACTCGATGACCGTGCCATCCACGCCGCCGGCTCCGGAGAACGTCAGAAATCCAGAGATCGCCGGCCCGAGCGTCGCCGGGCCTGTCCCGGCGCTGGTGCTTGAAACGCGGAAAAGATTGAAGACCTGGGCCATGGCTCACATCCCATAGGAGCGCAGCGCACGGTCGCGCCGTTCGGCGATTTCAAGTTGCTTGAGCCACGGCAGGCAGCCCTTCGGCGCGCAGGCCGGGCAGACCATCTTCATGCAGTTGCGGCACATCGAGCCCAGCTCCTCCGGGATCGCGCCGGGTTTGACATGAACGATGCGGTTGTCATGCGCGCAGGTATACGTATCGAACTCGTGCAAGCCCTCGCCGAGGCTTTCGCACCGAATGCGATCGAACTTCGCGCGGGTCGGCTCCGGCGCGATGACCGTTGCGTATCCGCCGGGATTTCTCATTCCGAGAGCCAGACCGTTGCGGTCGCAGTCGAGGTGTAGCCACCCGACCGCGTCCTGAGCGCGAACCCGTTTCTTCCCGTCGCCGATGAAGCGGCGGGATAGATCAAATTGGAGCCGGGATTGACGACAAGCCGGTACGTGGCGCGCTGGTTGACGCCGAAATACCATTTCTCGGTCAGCGCTCCGATGCCGACCTCGGCAGTCGAATTGATCTGGACGGCGGCCTGAAAGTTGAAGTCGGATTCGTCGAGCGCAAAGGTCGAAGAGAGACTCGAAACGAGCGTTCCCGTGATCCCCGAGGGCGTCGTGCCCAAGGTGACCATGCAGATATCCCATTCCATGAAGTTGTCGGCCGGAACGCCATTGGTACCGATCTGCCAGTCGTACCATTGGCCCCGGCGATAGCCGCCATTGGCAAAGGTCGCAGTCGATGCCGACGAGTTGCCGGTAACGATCAGCGATTTATAAACCGCCGTCAGATTCTGCTGGACGTTGCCGCCGCCGATCGCGGTCGAATTGGTCACGTTGAAATTAGCCATGGCGAGGTTTCCCCTGACGCTTGGTCGGCGATGGTTGGCTCATGGCCTGATGCATCTGCGCGAGCTGGCCATGGGCCTGCCCGAGCTGGGCCTTGAGGACATTGTTCTCATAGGCGATCTTGCCCATGTCATTGGCGACGCCGGACCAGATGCTTTCGAAATAGTCGAGGTCTTCCTGCGCGCCCTGGAGATAGGTGATCGAATTGTTGAGCTGGTCGCGCTGCTGGACCATGCCGCCGATGCGGCCCGCAACCTCTTGCCGGCGGGCCAGAATCTTGCGGCCGAACGGCGTCGAGTCGACATAGGCATAGAGCGGCGGCGACTGCATGATGTCGCTCTCATGCGGCGCCGAGACCTTGACCCCGCGCCGCTGCGCCATATGCCGGAAGAAGTAGAACCCCGGGCGTTGCCGGATGTACTCATCCCGGCTCGCCATATCGATGCCGTAGAGCGCGATCTCGGCGGCGCCCATCTTCATCGCGAGCGCCATCATCCAGGCGAAGCTCGATGTGAAGAAATCATCGCCGAACTCGGCGACCAATTCGTCTTTGGGAAAGATCATCGCCTGCGGGACCTGGCTCTGGTCCTGCATATAAATCGGGAACTTCTGCGCCTTGAGCCATTCGATATAGGGCTTGCCGTAGCTCTCATGTTCCGGCCAGAGCAGATTGCTATGCAATTCGAACCACAGATCGACCCTCGGCAACTGGTTCATGTTGCCGGGCGAGCAGCCCCAGATTTGCCAGCTCGGATCATTGTACGGCGCCAGCATGCGCGAGGACGGCGCGGTCCCGATCAGGGCGATCTTGAGCGGCCCGGCAACGGCGGCCGGAGTTGGGGTATGAACCGCCCCGGCCGCCATGCCGATCGGGGCTGGCACTTCCTCCTCTCGCGTCGGCTCATGCGCCGGCATGATATGTAGCGCGGCGCCATTGGCCTTGATCCTATCGGCAAAGTTGGGAGTCAGAAGTGTCATTAGTTTCCCGTGATCGTTGCAGCGGTCAGCGCAATGGTCTGGCCGGCGATGATGAAATTGCTCGGAGACATCGCGATATCGGCCGATGAGCCGCCGACCGTCAGGCCGGAGATGACAATCGTCCCGGTCGAGTCCTCGACGCGCGCGGACGTCGCCGGGCCAGTGCCGGCGGCGGCGGGATCGATCAGGGAAAGCCCATTGAAGGAGAGGACATCAGCCGAGACGATGCCGCAGGGCCGCGCGAGCTGGAATGAGGAGATGACGGCACCCGCGCTCAAAAGCCGCAAGAAGCCGCTTCCTCCGCCCGCATCAATGGCGTTCGCCACGATCTGAAGGCGGGCGTTCTCGACATTGAGATTGTAATTGACAGACAAAGGGAGCCCCCACAAGAAGTGAGCGCTCCCTCATAACATTGACGGCCCCTCCAATCAATGGAGGGGCGATGCTTAGCTGACGGTCGCCGCGATATCGACGCTGGTCAGAACCTGCGGCACGGAAGTGACCGTAACATCAATCGATGCCGAGAAGCTGACGCCGCCGACCATCAGCGAGACGCTTACGGTATCGCTGCCGGCCGCGATGGCCAATTCGCTGGCGGTCAGGCCACTCGCCGCCGGAGTCAGTGTTCCCGTCGCCGGAGTAATATCGCTCCAGATCGGCGCGGCATCGGGGACCGGCGTTACGAACATTGGATTGCCATTCTGGTCCAGGAAGACCAGGGCGAAATCGACGGTATGACCGACAGTCAGGGTGACATTGCTCACGTAAATTCTCCTATGATGATGGCGGTGATGATGCCGGACGAAGGCGACCACAAGAATGCTCGTGAGACGCTGCCGGCGATGATGACGATGACGGTTCGCCATTCGAGACCCGAACAATTGCAGGAAGAGCCAACGAAGCAGGTTATGCATCGTTCCTCTTTAGCCGATACCATCCTGCATTGACACTAGCGTGACACGCGCGCCTGCGCTCGATTGCGAATTGAGCGTAAATCGATAGGCCGCAATCGGTCCGATCAGCGGCGTGGTCGTCGTCGAGCCCATCGAGAAGAGCGCGTTGCTCGATCCGGTAAAGATCGTAAATGGCGTCGGCAGAGAAGAAATCGGCGATGGATAGGTATTTGTCGGGTCTTCCAGGGTGACATCAATAAAGTAGCTTGATCCGCCCGAGCTGATGACCGCGAAGCTAATCTCCTGCGGCGTGCATTGCCAATTGACTACCTTCCAAGGCGATGTGCCGGTCGACGTCAATGTCACGTAGATCGGCTGCATTAGTGGTGCATCCCCTTTAGGGTCTTGGCCAGCGAGGCCATCTTGCGCAGGCGCGGGCTGCCATGGGCAGCCTTGGCCATCTTCTTCGCCGGGATTTTCTCGCCTTCGGGGACGCCAAGAGCGCGGTGCAATGCGCCCGGATGCTTGATCGCGCCAGAAATCCAATGACCGCCGGTCTTACCGCCGGAAGCGAAGCTTACTTCCCGCGAGCCCCGACGAAAGCCCCGCCACCCGAGACGTCGCCCTTGCCGTGGTTCGCCGGATGATCATTCATGCCGCCGCCGCCGGCCGAGGAGAACGGCGACTTGTCCGCGCCGATGCCGCCGCCGCCTGCCTTCTTAATACGAGCCGGGGTTCGGCCGCCGGATGCGAATCCCATGGCCTTGACCTTGCCGCCGGTCTTCTTCTCTTCGGCTTCCTTGACGACGTTTGATCCCTGTCCGCTGTAGACGGTCCGGCCGCCCTTGGCGAATTTCTTATGACGATTTGCCATATCCAAACTCCTTATGCGGTGACCGACTGAAGCGCCTTGAGGGTGACGGCGCCGGTTACGGTCGTGGTCGAAGAAAGCCGCAGGCCGCCGAGCGGCGACAACATGGTATAAGTCGCGCCAATATTCAGGTCGGCGTTCGACGAGATGATCGCCGATGAAAGGTTTGCCCAGACCAGCGTCGTTCCCGGCACGGTCGGATCATCGAGGGTATATTGAGCGAAGATGTTTGCGCCCGAAGAGCCCGAGGCGACGGTTACTTGGATGGTCGTCGACTTTGGAACCGGGTTGAGCGTGATCGCAGTCGAGACGCCGAGCGACGAAAGGGTGGTTGTCTGAGCCATATGCTAAGCCTCTTAAGTGCTATAGACCGCGAGCCACTCGGTCTCATTCAAGATTTCCGCCGCCGCCGTCGCTGCGCGGCCATTCAAGACCGTAAAGCCCGGCGAGAACGCCCCGAGCGTCAGAGGAAGTTTGAAGAAGACCACGATCATCGCGCTTGCCCTTAGCTGGTCGGATAGGTGCCCCAGAGATGGCGCCAGTCGTAGTACGTCGGGATATAACGCTGGTAGCCCTTCACGAGCAGGTTGTCGGTCGAGAACTCGACGCTCATGTCGGTCTCAAACGGCTTGCGCTGGAAGAACACGAGGCCCGGGATGTTCGTCAGGACGAACCAAGCGAACGACGAGGTCAGGTAGTCATAGACCATGTAACCGCCCTTGAAGGACTGCTCCATTTCCTTGACCGCGTTGATGTCGTTCGTTCCCGTGCCTACGCGCAGCTCCGAGCGGAACAGACGGGCTGCGATCGGCTCCAGGTTAGCCGGAATGATGAGCTTCTCGCCGCGCGCGTGAATCTTCAGGCCGGCGTAGTTCTTCCACGTCGAGCGGATGGTGATCGCGGCATTGAGGAGCGTCGTCTCGTTCAAAGAGACGTCCGGCGACGGCTGGTTCGCGATGGTCGTTCCGTCAATCGGGTGCGCCGTATTGATCAGTGAGACCTGATCGCCCTGGACCGCCGGGTTGAAGGTCGTTCCGGTATTTAGGACGTTGCCCGCGTAGACCTCTTCGGTCTCCTTGAAGGCCTCCATCAGGCCATCATTGTTCGGGCCGAACTCGGTCTTGTACAAATTGTCGTCGATGGCGGGACGGGTAATCGCGTACATCAACCCGATCTCAAAGTGCTGCGCATTGTAGATAAAGCGCTGCCCCATGTTGTTGTCGGTCGCGGTCGGGGC